AGAAAACAGTTTCTTTGACTTTGGAGCTAAACTATGAGTTTCTTAGATGATGTGGTTGACTTTGGTTCCAAGATATACAACAGTGTCAGCAGTTCAAACATTGCATCCAGCATAGCCAAAACTGCGGCACTGGGATTCCTTGTCAATCAAGTCAGCAGCAGTGTAAACAAGAAAAGCAGTTTGCCTCAGGCATCGCAGACTTCACAACCAGATAGATCAGTACGTGAGCAGATGAGTCCAGACACCAATCACAGCATACCTGTGGTCTATGGCACTGGCTATCTCAAAGGCATTATCACAGATGCTGTGATGAGCAATGACAACAAGACCATGACCTACTGCATAACCATCTGTGAAAAAACAGGCATCAAACTTTCAGACAGTGCTGATAGTGTGATCACATTTGACAAGATCTATCTCAACAGTAACGAAGTTCAATTCAACAATGACGGACTCACAGTTCTAAGCACCACTGATGAGGACGGCAACACAGACAACACCATGAATGGACTCATACGCATTTACTGCTTTAACAATGGCGGTAGTTCACCAGTAGCACCTGTGGGATACACAAATGGTTCTTTGGGATATGCTGCCAGCGTGTTCCCAGGATGGACAGCCAATCACACCATGACCAGCACAGTGTTTGCCATTGTGGTTGTTGAATACAACAAAGAAAAAAACATCACCAGCCTTGGCGAATTGGAATTTAAACTAACAAATTCTATGACTTTGCCAGGTGATGTGCTAAATGACTACATGAAATCCACACGATACGGTGCGGGACTAACAGATCAGGAGATTTACAGCGCATGAACAGCCTAACAGAATTAAATGGATTTGTCAATGGATTTTCATTGCCTTACACTGATGTGAGACTGCCAAATATTATATTTGATAGACCAAATCCAGTAAATCAAACACAGAGTGTGGACAAAGGTTTTACCATTACAGGCAGCGTAGGCATTGACATTGTAGAAATATTAAATGCGCCATTGAGTCTACCTAGTTATACCATAAATGTCAGCGGATTAGCTTCAGCAACAGTGTCTTACGCAAGTCTGCCAGCAGGCGTCACAGTTACTGAAACCGCAGCAGGTAATTATGTAATTAATGGATTTCAAGACAAGGCCACTTGGGATCTTATCAAATCACCTACCATTGATTTTGACGATAACTTTGTTGGCACATTTTCTTACACTTCAATATTGACATACAATGGTCCATCTGGATTTGTTTCAAAGACTTGGACCACAGCAGTCACAGTGAACAATGTGGTGTTTCTAACAGAACCCACGCAATTCATCTATGATCTCAGTGCTGTAAGTGCTATCACAGGCGTGCCATTATTAGGTAATCTTGATGCTGCTTATCCAGGAGTTACTTTTACTGTGGTTATAACACCAAGTAGTATTCTCAGTGTGAATACATTTACAACCACAGGCACAGGTGGATCATTCTCTGTTAATTCATCTACCAAAGTCATAACTATCTCAGGAACGAGAACACAGGTCAACAGTCGCATAACTGGGTTGAGAATAGATGCCAATGCCACAGCTGTGGATTTTGCGTTGACCTTTGCAGTATCTAACAGTCTTAATGGCACAACAGATTCGCGCAGTCAAACTCTAATATCACAGGGACTAAGTGTGTTAGGTGCTGTAACAATACCTCAAATATACTACAATGAAGACACTGCTTTTTTATTAACAGGCTTTGCGCTGATCACAGACGTAGGGTTTGATGGTACTGGCACATATGTTTATACCATAACACCCAGCACCGCAAGTGCTATACTTACCATGAGTGTTACAGGCTCAGGTGGCACTGTATCATTCAACAATTCCACTAAGGTGTTAACAATACAAGGCACACGATCACAAGTAAATGCTAGACTACCTTTGATCACAGTGACACCCGCTGTGGACTTTCAGAGTAATTTTACTTTTGGTTATTCAGTGGTTTCGCCAACTGCAGGCACAGCTACCAAAATACAAATTGTAAACATTGGAAGTTTTGACACTGAAGTAATAAACATGAATGCAAACCGCAATTTCTTAGCAAATAATGGTAATTCTATATTTTCTACAAACACTCCTCAGATCAGCGACTTAGATGCTACAGACCCAACGTATACTGTGGTATTTCAAAGCAATGACGGTGTGTTCACACAGGCCAGTACATTATCACCATATGTAGAAAGTGTGTTTGCAAATCCTTTGTCAATATCTGGCACAAAAACTTTTGTTAATGCTAGATTCAGCAGTGTAAAATTTTACCCAACATCAGGTTTCAGCGGTAACACTTCATTGACTTACACGCAACTTAAAAACAGCGTTCAGCAAATATCTCAGTCAGTGGGTTTAATAGGAAGTGCAAGTAATTACCTAGATGAAAGAACTGTAGATTTTATTTCAACAACCAATTTCACTCCTAGTCAACAAGATGTGCGTTATGGTAAAATTGGCAAGATATTGTTGGTTGGTGGCGGTGGTGGTGGATCAGGTGGCGGAGGCGGTGGAGGTGAAGTGATTTATTCAGAAACACCTATTGCTCTTGTGGCACAAAATTACACAATTACCGTAGGCACAGGGGGTTCAGCTGGTAACAGCAATCTAGTTTCCGCTGGAGGAACTGCAGGCGGAAACGGAGCAAGCACTGTGGCATTTGGTTTAACTGCCAGAGGTGGCGGTGGTGGAACTGCACTTGTTAGTGTTCCAACTCCACCAAATAATACCAGTCAGGTGTTATCGCAGCCAAATGGTGCCAATGGTGGTTATAGTTTTAACAGTGCTGGCACACAAATTGCTGGCGGCAATAGCGGTGCCGCCTCTGGTCTAGTTGGAGGATTTTTACACATATATTATGCTGGCGGCGGAGGCATGGGAACTATAGGTTCAGATATTGTTGTTTTAAGAAGTGAAGCAGATATTGCACAATATGGTGGCACACGTAGCATCAATGCAGGCACACAGGGAAACTTTTTACCGCAATCCAATCCAGGACATGGCGCAGTTGGAAGACAAACTGCTGATTTTGCTAATCCACAACAATATGGAAATATATATCCAACCACATATAGTTATGGATTTGGGGGAGGCGGTGGAGTATGGGTTCAAGGTGGTCAAACATCTTCCATAGGATTAGGAGGTTATCTTACTACTACTAATGATCTTGATTCTGTGTTAGCAACAGCTGCCCATCTTTGGAAAGTAAATAGGCCAAATTACACGCCAGTGGGCACAGACAATGGACAAATCACTAATGCAAACTATGTGGTAAATGGTGTAAGACAACCTAGTGTAGCAGGTGGTGGTGGCGGAGGTGGTGTGCTAACTAATAATTCAGCAGGTCCCCCAGGCACAGGCGGTGATGGTGTTGTAAGAATAAAAATTGTTACAAAATAATAGGATTTAAAACATGCCAACACTAACTGCTCCTTTAAAAATCAACGGTGTGATTAGCACAGATAAAACTGTGTTGCAGAATCTCAATGATATCTGCAATGCCTGTGGTGCATTCTTGACCTTTGACATCAGCCAAGGCAAATGGGCTGTGGTCATAAACACCACTGGTTCTAGTATCAAAAGCTACAGTGATTCAAACATCATTGGTGCCATCACAGTCAGTGAGACTGGTGTCAACGAATTATACAACAGTGCTACCTTTGAATTTCCACACAAGAGTCTAAGAGATCAAACTGATTTTGTAGAAGTTGTAATACCATCAGGCGACAGACTGCCCAACGAAATTGAAAATCCCCTGCAGTTACAGAGTCAGTTGATCAATGATCCTGTACAGGCTCAATACATTGCTGGCATAGAACTTAAACAAAAACGCCTAAACAAAATAATTCAATTTACCACGGACTATACCAGTCTTGGTCTAAAGGCAGGTGATCTCATTGATGTGACTGCTGCCATGTATGGGTTTACTTCAAAGGTATTTCGCGTTACCAAAATAGAAGAAGTAGATGATGATGTGATTGGCATCAACATCACTGGCATGGAATACGATGCCAATGTCTACAGTACCGCTGGTTTGGTATTCAATGAAAGAACCAAAAAAACAGGCATCTTACTACGACAGCAGAATGATGTGATAAAAGAGTTAGATGATGCCAATGTGGCTGGCAGCATTGGTAGAATGATTGCTGCCAATGTAGGTTTAGGTATTGCCAACAACTTGCTGAACAAACTATTTGGACGTAGACAGATAGGCACTGATGCCAATGGCAATCCTATATATTCAAGACAGACCAAACCCGCTGACACTTCTGCTGAAGAATTAGATAAACTGTTAGCCACTGCAAAAAAACCAGCACTAACTACAATTAGTGACGGTGGCACACTCTGTGAAGGATTCTCAAAGACCATCACAGTTGGGCATAGTTGTGATCCAGGTTGTTTATTTGAGATTCCTGCATTTAATTATGCATACACTATAACTGGTATATCAGCTGGTGATATCAACATACCACTAACTGGTAATGTATTGGTTACAAACGGCAGTGGTGCTTTGACATTTACTGCTACAAATGATGCCACAGCAGAAGGCAGCGGCACAGGCATTGAAACTGCCACTGTGACCATAGGCGGCTTATCTACCACAGTGGCAATCTATGATCAGGTTGATTTTACTTATGCTGTTTCAGCCAACACAGCCAGCATTACAGAAGGCGGCAGTGTAACTATAACTTTAACTGCCACAGGCACTAAAGCCACAGCCAGTGTGCCTTATACCATAAGCGGTAGTGCAACTGCTAAAGTCAGTACACCACTAAGTGGCAATATTGCAACCAGTGGCGGCACTGGCACATTAGTAATTAATACCAATGCATCACCTAATAGTTTTACTGGCACTCAAGGATTAACAATATCTATAGATCCTGCTCAAAATAATCCTTGTGTATCAGCTACAGTTTCTGTAACCGTATTAGATACACTTGCAGTATCAACAAATGTTCAATATGTAAAAGTGCCAGCAATTTGGAACGGTCAATATGATAGCAGCAATGTATTAGTTGGGTTGACTGTGAAAAAATATGTTTGGTTGCCTGTGCCACTTGGAGGTGAGACCACAGTGAATGTTCCAACTGCTGTAAGTGTGACTAGAGGGTCGCCATCAACAATATCTATTACAGCTACTACACCAGTTGCTGCCAGCAGTTATAATGTAGGTGGATATGCTGTTAGATTAATCACGGCGTTTGATAGTATAAGCACTGGAAATTTAATCACAGGCACCGTATCTACCTTTCACGGATATGATGATGGTGTTGTTCCTCTAGTATTATAATCTTTTATCTGCTTTTTTCAGTGATTTTTGAGGTTTCATATAAATACATTGGGAGCAGTGCTCCCAACAGACAACCATATGTTGTCTGCATAGACAACATATCACAAAGGAGACCCTCATGTCCGCAGCATCAAATTTTTTAGAAAACAAAGTATTAGATCACGTTCTACGTTATTCCACAGCACCATACACAGCACCATCTACTCTGTACTTGGCTCTGTTCACAAACACCAGCACCAACGCCGCAGCTAACCTAGAAGCAGGCACATTGACAGACGAAGTAACAACTTCTAGTTCTGCCTATGCTCGTAAGGCAGTGACATTTGCAGCCGCTTCAAGTGGTTCAAGTGCAACCAACGCCACAGTGACATTTGATGCCGCTACTGCAAGTTGGGGCACAGTCACACACATCGCTATCATGGACGGTGCAACAGCAGGTGCAGGCAATGTCCTGTTCTACGGTGCAGTTACAACTTCCAAGCTGATAGAATCTGGCGACACTTTCCAAGTAAGTTCTGGTAATTTAACAGTATCTTTAGCCTAATAGGCTCGTAGAGGGTGTTAGTGGTCTAGCACCCTCTTTTTACTTACAAGGAGAGTTTTAATGGCTAAGCCAACAATTGTCACTAGAGCAGGTAAAGGCTCAGCATTAACTTTCGTTGAAGGTGACGCAAACTTTACCAACTTACAAAATGCTACCATATCAGTAGCAGGTGATTCAGGCACCACACAGAGCTTGGATCTCAATGACACCATAACAATTTCAGGTGGCACTGGTCTTTCATCAGCAATGACCACTGACACAGTTACACTTAATTTAGACAACACCGCAGTCACAGCAGGTAGTTATACATATTCTAGTATTACTGTTGATGCACAAGGTCGCTTAACATCAGCAGCCAATGGTACAGCACCAGTAACAGCCGTAAGTGGTGGCACTGGTATTAGTTCATCAGGCGGCACTACCCCAGCTTTATCATTAGACAATACTGCTGTCTCAGCAGGATCATATACTTTTTCTAGTATAACAGTTGATGCACAAGGTCGTATCACAGCCGCATCAAGCGGCACACCTAGTGTAGCTATCAGCACAGGAGTTACAGGACTTGGTACAGGAGTTGCCACATTCTTAGGCACACCGTCAAGTGCTAATCTTATCTCAGCAGTCACAGATGAAACAGGCACAGGCAATCTAGTGTTTGCTACATCACCTACATTGGTTACTCCAGTGTTAGGCACACCCTCAAGTGGCAATTTGTCAAACTGCACAGCAGATGGCACCAATGGTGTAGGCTTTAGAAGCATACCTTCAGCAGGTGCTGAAAAGTCTAGTTCATACACGCTACAAACATCAGACCGTGCAGAATTTGTGCAGGTGGCCAGTGGTGGATCAATTACTGTGCCTAACTCAACATTTGCCGCAGGCGATGTTGTTGTGGTCTATAACAATCACACCGCAGCCATTACAATCACGCTGTCAACAACCAATGCCTACATTGCAGGCACTAACACCAACAAGACATCAGTGTCATTAGCCACACGTGGTGTTTGCAATATTTTATTCATTAGTTCCACAGTGGCAATCCTAACAGGAAACATTACATAATGAGCGTCCTATGTTCAATGGTTGGTGCTACATTCACAGTAGCCGCAGTGGCACAGGTCCTGCGAGCTAAGAAAGGCATTACTGCTGTAGGCAATGCACAGGTTGACACAGCACAATCAAAGTTTGGTGGTGCAAGTCTATTGTTAGATGGCACAGGTGATTATCTTCTAATTGATTCTACTAATACTGCTGATTTAAATTTTGGCACAGGTGATTTTACTATTGAATTTTGGGCAAGAAACACAAACCGTGACGCCTTTCATACAGTTATAGCCAATAATAAATCAAGTTGGACTGCTGGATCTGTGACTATTTTAGGCGGCAGTGGTTCAACATCAACCACTGCTTTAAGATTAGCAGCCAACAGTTTTAACAGTGGTGGTGCAGGTCTTGTTTATGACAATCAAGCAATGACCGTAGGAGTGTGGTATCATTACGCCATAGTAAGAAGTGGAAATAATTTTACCATGTATAGAGATGGAACAAGTGTTTCTACTGGAACCTTTAGTGGCAGCATCAATTTAGGAGAAGATGGCACAAGAGTTGGTTATACTCGTTGGGACGGTGATGTTTCTACTTGGGATGGTCATCTAGATGAGATCCGTATTTCATCTACTGCTCGTTATACCGCCACATTCACACCAAGCACCACACCATTTGTCAACGATGCCAACACCCTGCTATTAATACACGCCAACGGCACAGATGGCTCAACATTCTTTGAAGATGACAATGGTGTTAGAGCACAGAGAGCCATCCAAGCTGTTGGTAATGCACAGATATCAACTGCACAATCAAAGTTTGGTGGTAGTTCAATGTTGTTTGACGGTAGTGGTGATTCTTTTGTAGTTGACCACAGTGGCCAAATGCGTTTTGGCACTGGCGATTTCACAATGGAGTTTTGGTATAGGCCTATTTCTAAGTTTCAGAACTATCCAGTAATTTTAGGAAATAGAAATGGATTTAGTTCAGGGGCTATTATATTCCAAGATCGCCACGATGCTAATAATACCAAACTCTCTGTTTACATTTATAATTTAAGCACAAGTGTTCCTCAGTTTATTTCTACGACCACTACTGCTAACAACACTTGGTATCATATTGCACTGTCAAGAAGTGGAACCAGTCTAAGACTATTTGTCAACGGCACACAAGAAGGTGCAACTGTGACTACCTCTGCAGATATTGACACAGGTGCTGGAAATGATTCTTATTACATTGGGTTCCCAGGAGGAAGTGCTGATTATAACGGCTATACTGACGAAGTCCGTGTTTCTAACACCGCAAGATATACCGCCAACTTTACAGCACCAACACAACCATTTGTCAACGACGCCAATACCTTGTTGTTAGTTCACGCTGATGGCACCAACGCCTCCACAGTCGTCCGTGATGACAATGGGGCATTGGCCAATCGCCAGCCTAAGTATATTACTGCTGTTGGTAATGCACAGGTTGATACTGCACAATCAAAATTTGGTGGGGCAAGTGCTCAATTTGATGGCACTGGTGATGCACTTAATATTTCTG